GTATATGTATCCTGTCCAATCTTTACTTTTTCACCAGCAGTACCACCTGATAACACCCCCGTGTTTCTTACTCCTGCTGGTACTGCGGCAGTTTTAAGACTTCCATCAGTATTGTAAACTGCAGCCCTGGCATCGTATGCTTCCGTTTCTTGAACTTTACTTGCCATATCGGCAAAGCCTAAAGAAGTAAGGTTTGCCCTCTGAATAGATCCTATATCATCTCCTGTACCTCGTAACTGATCTAACTGTGTTTGTCTATTTGCTGCTATTGCTGAGGGGGCACCGCCTTGTTCTTTCATAATACGACTAGCTATCGTTAGTGCATTTTTATACTCTCTTGCCCAAAATGCAGTATCTCTAACGTGTTCTGCTAATGCTTCAGCATTATCTAGTGCGTTTCTTTGGACTTGAAGTTTTCTTATTTCTATTGAAGTAAGTGCTTTTTGTTGATCTATTGCTTCATCAGCTAGTCTGACTGCTTCAGATGCTGTTTCTAGTTCCTGACTTTGTAAATTGTTATTTGCTATATGATTCTTCCATTCGCTTTCACTGTACTCTAGCATTTTAGATTTCAATTCGGATCCATCTTCTAATTTGTTTAATTCAGCTGTTCTTATTCTTTCCTCTGCAGCTTGAACTGCAGTTTCTGCAGCACTCTTATCATATATTTTTTGTCTTACTTTTAATATTGAGGCTTCTATACCCGCCTCTTTAACTCGAATTTGACTTGATTTAAAATCAGCATTGAGTATGTTAGCTTTAGACTCCGCTATCTCTTTAGCACTTGCAGCTAAATCACTATTTAAATCGAAACCGTCCTTCTGTAATTTGTTAATTCTTTGTTCTAGTTTCAACTGCTCTCTATACAAGTTTATCTTATCTCGCTCTGCTATTATATCAGCTTCTGCTTGTGCGATAAGTTCATTTCTCTGATCTGATTGATCTTCATACGCCTTTCTCAGTCTCTCTAAAGTCTCGGCTCTCCTGCCGCTATTATTGGTGAAGCTCTTGTCTACTCTCTCCTGATCCCATCCACTTTCAGACATTATATCAGCCTTTAATTCTTCGAGGGTTTTAACACCAATCTTAAGACCGTCGTCATCATATTTATAAGCGTCGACTTTATATCTATTAACCCTTGAACTTCCAGAGGTAAACAGTCCGGGCGCTAAAGCTTCGCTTAAATCTTTACTTTTCTGTGCTCTCTCCAGCTTTCTTTGCTCAGCTTCCGCAAAGAAACCAAACTCCTTCGAAACTTTCATTCTTTGTTCTGTAGTTCCAAATATTTGTTGTAACATAGGAGGAAGTTCATTTGTTTCATAAAACGTAGCGTCTTTAGCAAATTCATCTTGTCCTACACCAGTACCGCCTCTAACTCCAAGCTGACTTTCGAGACCTTCTATAGATGCTGAAAGAGCCTTTTCTAATTCTTGATACGGAACTTTACTGAATTTTCTTATTGTAGAGTCAAGAGCTTTATTAAGACTTTCTTGATTTTGTGCAAACTGCTTAGCAGCCATACCCGCATTGATCATTCCGCCTTGAATACGCATTAAGCCTTCTGCCATCTTAGAGCCTATTCTTTCCCCATTTTCCATCATTGTAGCTAACTCTCCAAACTGGGGGTTCATCACTGCTAGCCCTTTAGCCATTTCAGCAAATGCTTCAATTACTTCATCATTTTTATCATGACCTTTGTCTAGTTCTCTGTGATATGCCTGAATTTGTCCTTCTAAATTAGCGCTCTGTAATGCATTTCCTAATTGTTCTACTGACATTTTTAAAGTCATTAAATTCATGTGCGCGGTTCTTACCTTGCCCATTCTATTTATTTCTTCATTAAGGAGTTCTAGTGACTCGGTTGTTTTCGCTGTCTCTTCTCGTAATGCTTTTTCTTCTTCATCTAAATCTCTGAACCAGTTAACTAAAGAAATTAGTCCTTGTACTACCATAGCTATTATACCAACCCACCCCATCATAGACATAAGCCTCATGCCCCATTTAGCAGTAGCGGCCATTGCTCTTTGTTTCAGTGCTTCGCCCTGTAGTACAACAGCAGTAGTCATTTTTGATAATGCTTGTTTCTGGTATTCACCTTTACTTACAATACCTACTTGTTTTCCTGTGGATATTCTTAGAGCTGCCTCTTGTTGTATTAAATGCTTTCTAAAATTAGCTCTTTCTGTCATATTGAATTTCTTATAAATTCCTGTCTTATCTCTCATATGACGTTTATATGCCGCGATTTGTCTAGCGTTTAGTTGATCTTCCCCACCTTTAAAAGATTTAACTCCAAGTCCTTTCAAACCTGCTGCTGAGCTCGATCTAGCCTTATCTACATCTTCCGTAGCAAATTTTGAAGCTGTATGTGCATCTTTTGCTTCTAGCCAAGACTCTTTCATTCTGCTTGAAGCAGTTTCAGCTTTATCTGCGGAGTTCAGCATAGCTGCGTTTAAATCAGGTAATAAACTTTTAATAATTGGTAGCACAAAAAGACCCATAGCAGCTACAAGAGCCATAGCATTGTCTTTGAAAAAGGAAATTATAGGAGTTAACCCATTTGCTACAAAAGTTTGAAAACTCATCATGAGTTCATCAATTTCTTTCGTAAGTTGTCCTAGTGCGAAAGCATCGGGATCCATAACTTCCCCAATAACCTTATATTTTGTTTCTGCTTGATCTAATACATCATTTAAAACAGCCTGTGTTCTTTCATAGGCATTTAGCTGTTCTCTAGTTTTTCCGATTGCAGTTGCATACTTATTAGTTGCGTTCTCTAGTCTTAAAACGATACCTAATTCGTCCAAAAGTTCTGGTTCCGCTTTAGTAACACCTTTAATTAACCTATTAAATGAATCTGTAACATCTCTACCAAGAGCTAATGAAGCGTTCTTAGCGGCTGCTCCTAACTTTTCAAGGGCACCCGCACCCAAACCTGATGCAATACCAATAGCCACACCGCTAGCTGCCTCTTTAAATTGGAGCATATTGCCTGTGGCATCTTGTACGTTTCGGGTAATTGTTTGATATGCGACACCTGTGACGGCACCAAACTCTTTTTGACCTTCGATTAGGTTTCGAGTCTCGAATGAGCTCTTTAAAAATTGAAATGCTGCTGATACAGCAAATATTTGTGCGGCAATGGTAGCATATACAGCAACAATACCACCTTGCATGGTTTGTGCTTGTTTGCTAAAGTTTTTTGATGCGTTGGAAGATTGACCTGTGACCCCTTTGATTCTTCTATCGGTCCTCTGAGAAGCCCCACCTAGTTTATCTACTTGTTTGGTGAGTTTTTTTGCTTCTGCTGCAGTGACTTTAAAAGATCCACCATCGGTGGTTTTTAAGACAATCGTTCCCGCGTCTATTTTTTTGCCTGCCATAACTATTTTACTTGCTTCGCCTTGCTCGGGCGTCTTGCTGTCTTTTCAGCGACTCGTTGATATTTATCGTACTAGCCGACTCTATAAACTTTAAGAAGAAACAAAGAATTCTTCTATCTGCAGTAGGGATTTGATTTATATTTAACAAAGGTTCTAACGCAGCCCAGTCCTTCCCCATATATTGACCACTGGCTCCGTCCCATTTATCAGGTAACATTAAATGGACGATAAACGCTTCCTGTACCTCTAACGGAAAATCGTCTAGTTCAGGAGGCATTTCGTCAAGGTTAGGTTCTCGACCTAACTGATCCATCATGTTTAGATACTGATCAGTAGTTATACTATCTTGATAATATCTTTCAATTAAAGCAAGTATCCATTCTACTTGCTGTTGGTAAAATTTTCTAAGTCACCCACCATTTCTGTAACCCAAGTATCAAAATCAGGAGAATTTTTCATTAAAACTTCTATGTTTTCCTGTGTAAATTCTAATTCTGATTCTTCTTGTTCAGGACTTAATTCACCTAGTAATAGCATATTTTTTGCATATCCTAGTTTAAATCCCTTCCACCCTTTGATAACTCCTTTAGTATACTCTTCTAAAAACTTATCGTCGTCCATTTGATCTTCGTAACTTCTAGTTTTCTTATTGAAAACTTGTTTGGTACAACGATTCCTAAGTTTCATTAGTTCTTCCCTTGCTAAGTAGCAAAGTGATACTATAAAGTCATCACAACCGGGGTACTCAAATTCTACAGTTTTACTTGGAGTCATAAGACTCTTAAGTGATACTGGTTGAGCGGCTGGTGCCTTTTTTACTGTGTCGTTCATTTGTTCTATTTCCTATAAAAGGAGGGCAGGGGGATCAACCCCCACCCTATATTGTTAAGTTATGTTACTTACGCCGTGTATGTAACAGTTATTTCTGATTCGCCCGCTGCTATCTGATTATCGGAAATATCGCCAGGTAGACCGTGGAAAGCCACGTCTAAGCTGATTACATCTTCGACTGAATGCGACGGCAACTCAAAATGTGCTCTGGGTACTGAAACATCTATACGAGGTGTCTGTCCCGCACCACCAATTGCAAAGTCTAAATCAAAAGAATTGGTTATTTGACCAGTACCTTCAATTATATTTTCAAATAGTTCTGCAGAACCGTCTGCAATAGTGTTTAGATAACAAGTAAAGTTTCCACTTACTGATCTAGTGCCCATAACGTGTCCTAGAGGCTGATTTACAACTCCTAGAGTTTCAGGGGTTAAATAACTAAGATTATTTTCTATCGTAATATTTCCACCTGTTAGTGTAAGAGCATATTGTGTGTCTCCACCTGCCATATCAGTACCAGTTGAACTGGCTCCAATATATTGGGCTGTCATACTTGTTAATTTTTGTCTAACAAAGTTAGAAGTACTAGCTGTTCCAGTAATTCCTTCCCTTATAAGACCTTTTTTAGATTCACCATCAGTTGTTGTATCTAGTGCACCTTGTTCAGTTATGATTGCTCCTTGACCAGACCAAGCAACTTGTGCTAAGCCATCAATGTCAAAATCAATCGATGCTGAACCTACTGAACAGTCTGCAATTTTATAAATTGTTACTCCGTCTGTATCAGTAGCAAATCCAACTTCTGGAGTTGCATCATTTGCAGCTCCTAACACGAAGAATAAATCAAATACTCCTAGTGCTACTTGGTTTGAGTTTTCGAACTTAAATTCTTTAGGTTCGAAAGTTCCTGCAGTTACTGAGTTAGCTGCTCCACTAGCTCCGGCTGCTAAAGCATAAGATGTTGCACTCATTGCTGCCCATAGTGGTCCTTCTACCGCAAATGTTTTTAAGTTCCCTGCGTGTGCCAGGTCGCCTGCTCCGCCACCAGCCCACATTGCTGTGTCTGCGCTTGCTGTTGGTCTCATGTAAGTACTAAAACTCCATTCGGCAGGAGCAAAAGAGTCATTGAACATAGCTCGTCCTCTCTTACTTCTCAGATTTGATCCATCAGCAGCTTCATTCAGAGTAATCTCTGACGTATTAGTTGCTTGGCTGAATGAGAATCCGTCTAGTACTGGTATTTCGTAAAGTGCGCTATCTGTGGCTGTTGCCGTAGCGTGCCACTTCATAAATACTTTGGTATCTCTACTAAAATGAAATGCCATTATTTTCTCCTATCGTTCTTTGAATGTCAAAGAATTATTCTTTGAAAAGGGTCTTACTATAGTTTTCTACAGTTTAACCAATTTTCTAATATCGGATCTCTACGACGACTTCTCCTACGCCGAGAGGCTCCAAAACGCCTTCGTCTGTGTCAACTGTCAGAATTGTAGTCTGAAGTGTTGCCTGAGACGCTCCTGTTGAATCATAGTATGTTATCGGATCATAATCCTCCATTACTGTTTCAACATCTTCTAGTAACTCTTCTAGTGCTAAAATGACGTCATCATTGTCGTTCACATAACATCTAATAGTTACTCGTAAAAATCTAAAGCGGAATCCTCCGCCATTATATTCTCTAGTTTCCCCGCCTGCTCCTACTTGGATGGAGGGGAATTCTGTTGTTTCGTCCCAAAACCTAAGTCTGGGACTTACATCTGCAACAGCAGTCCTAAAAGGTGCGCTGCCGTTTAAAGATTGTTCTAACTTCTCTGCGATTGCTCCTACTATGGCTCGTCTACGCGTCGAATATTTTCTTGCTGTAGTTGCGTCCATTATGTTCTCCTAACCGTATGTGGCATTCTCCCTAGTATTCCTACTGCCAATTCTCGGATACTCTCTCCTATTATCTTTCTAGGATCTCTTTGTGTGCTGCCCTGTTTTCCGCCTGGCTCAAAAGTTTCGTAAGGACTTTTCATATAAGTATAGTCTATTGCTGTTCCACCCTGGGGGCCTTGATGAACCATCTCAACTCTTGCTGAATTTGCAAATCTACCCGTCCTAAATTGTAGTGCAGGACTAATCATTTTACTTGCTACCATTTGTGGTAGAGCTTCATTTAACAAGTTTCTTATAGCTAATGGGCTTTGTCCAGTTTTAGCTTTATTTACACTTCTTGCTGCTAAGCCTCCTGGCTTTACCTTCTGGCCTCTGCCTCGAGTTACCTTTGCAGCATTTGCGGCTACTTTTGTTGATGCTACTAAACCAGATCCAAATGTACCTGTCTTTCTTCTTCTCTTAACTTTTGACTTTTTAGCGGCTGCAAGTAATTTCTTATTAACTTTTAGTCGCATATCAGGTCTATTAAAGGCTTTTAATCCCAGTAACTTTGATATTAACATACCATTCATCTGAGCAGCAATAACATCTTTAGTTTTTCCTGAACCTTTCATTTCCAAAGCTGTTTTAGCATACTTTTTAGCTAACTTCGGAGCCATCTCTTTCATTTTTTTATGTATAAAAGCTTTTACTCCATCTACATCATAATGATCAACTATTCCTTTGTTACCTTTAGAATCTGTTGCTTCTATATTAACTATTTGAGTAAGATCAAATATTTCATTATTTACATTTCTCAACTCCTTCAACTGATATTCTATTTCTAGAGCATTTTGAACTATCTCTTTTAGTTCATCAGTAACTAATGCCCAGTCCTTCGGAGCATTAGTAGGTTTTGGTACTGCTTTTTTAAAAATCTCTTTTGACCGTCTAGCTAGAGTCATTCTTGCAATAGTATCTTGTAATCCGGCAGCCTTTATCGAGCCTTTTCCTTTTCCAACTTTTCTAGTCTTTTGATGCCCTGAAGTTATCTGCTTAGTAGCAGGACTACGTATTACTTTCTCACCACCCATTCTTGTAGCCTTATCATGACCATCTGGACCTATGTTGTAAAACTCTTTTCCTACCTCTAAAGCCAGTTCATCTCTTATATATGCAAATGCATCCCAATAAGCTAGTATCATAGCAAAGTTTAATACTCTACCATATTTTGCTCCCTTCTTAGTCCGACGTTTAGTTGCAATTTCCCCTACTTCAAAATTAACTTGTACTGAGTACACATTCAAGTCTTTTATCCACTTAGGATTTTTCTTTTGAAACTTATTATAAACATTAGGATCAGCTTTTTTAAAGTAGGTTCTAAGCCACTCCGCATCAAGTAATGTTTCCCGTAGTGCTGCTATAACTACTGGATCAGTTTCTATCCAACTAGTATCCATAGGATTACCAAAATACATTTCATAGTTTGGTTCAAAATTAGGGTCTCCCGCATCTAGTGCGGCTTCTGCTCTTTTTTCCTCATTAACATTATGCTTTTTTACTAATGTATTATATCCTGCTACTACCTTTGCTAAATCAGGGTACAGTAATCGCATAATTACAGATTGTTTTATTATGTACTTATGCTTCATTTTAGTATCAAACCAATTTCTATCGGTTCTAACTAATCGCTTTATTTCTCCCGCAAACCAATCTTCTACATCTTTGATCATATCACAACTCTGTGCAGATCTAGTACTCTTTTGATATGATCAGGGAAATCAGTACTATTACGATTTCCTGAAGTACCTTGATTCTGAAGACTTGCTCCTCCAAGAGATTGCCTCATCTTATGTTCATCTTTCATATAATAAGTAATTAAATCATGAATTGCTAATTGTAAGTCTCTGGGTGTACTTGCATATCCAGCATTATAAGTAATTCTTACTGCTCCCATGCCTTTCGCCCAACTTCTTTTTTCGCCATTCTTAGTAGTTCTAACTACACCATCTGCCGCACTATCGAAGTAATACTCGTAATTACTAGTAGTTAACTCACTATATGCTTCAGAATATGCTG